GACCTAGAGCCAGTAAAGATCGTCAGGGGCGCGTCTGACTCTACTTGGACAGCCGCAACGATTAGCTTTGAATTTCTTCCTCAGTATGCGTTCTCTTTTGATACCCATTCCCCCACCTACGACATCACCCCAAGCACCACTTCGGGAAACATTACTATTACTGCGTCTGGAACCACTACCGATACAGGTACGGCCCAGGCTGGCTCAAGCAATACGATAACCCTGAAGGCGGCGAGTAGCTTTACGTCTGACGACGAGCCCAATGGAATGTTTATCGAGATTACGGGCGGCACAGGGTCGGGGCAGACGCGACACGTTGAGGATTACGTTGCCTCAACAAAGGTTCTCACAGTGGAGCCCGCGTGGGACACCGCGCCGGACAACACCTCTAACTACGAAGTAAAGGCATTCAAGGCGGCTGCCGTTGGTGAGTATATAGTGCAAAGCAACGGCTTTGGTCGCGCTCGCATTGTTGAATACGTTAGTGACACATCCGTAAAAGCATACACAGAGACTCCGTTTTTTGACACTGCAACCATTTCTTCTGGCAACTTTTTTATTGAGCATGGCTACGAGGATGTGTGGTCATCGACAAGGGGCTGGCCGCGCAGCGTGGTTTTTCACGAGGGGCGACTTTACTTCGGCGGCAGCAAGTCTCGTCCATCTACCATTTGGGGATCGCGCGTAGGCGACTTTTTTAACTTCTCCAAGGGCGAGGCTCTTGCTGATGATAGTGTCGAGGCAACGCTAGATACCGGCACCTTCAATGCAATCGTAGACATCTACTCAGGGCGTCACCTTCAGATTTTTACTACGGGAGGTGAGTTCTATGTGCCGCAGGCGCTAGACGAGCCGATCACCCCAGAAACCCTTATTATCAAGCAGCAAAGTTCTTACGGCGCAAAGCCCGGCATTCGCATCCAAAACATTGACGGCGCATCCCTGTTCATTCAGCGGCAGGGCCGGTCGTTGCAGGACTTTGAGTATGCAGACGTTTCTAACGCATATACGTCTGCAAAGATTTCTTTGCTTTCCTCTCATCTCCTGAAGTCTCCTGGTGAGATGGCCGTGCGGGTAAGCACGCGAACTGATGAGGGCGACAGGCTTCTAATCGTCAATGACGACGACGGCAGCATCGCTTGCTACACGCTTCTTCGCTCGCAGAACGTCATTGCGCCGAGTGAATGGACTACGGACGGGACGTTTTTGAATGTTGGCGTAGATGTGACTGACATCTATGTTGTTGTTAAGCGAAACGTAAACAGCGCGGATGTCTATTATGTTGAGGTATTTGACAGCGACACGCTCTTGGATTGCGCCAAAACTGGTGGCGCTGCATCGTCTGTGGCAATGGCTCACCTTGAAGCTGAGTCAGTCAAAATCATCCGCGATGGCGTCGTTGAGCCGGATCAAACGGTTCCTGCTTCGCCCTACACCATAACATTCGCACAGACCGCAACGACCAGTTATCAGGTTGGATTGAACTTTACGCCGTCCATTGTGACGTTGCCGGTTGAGCCGAATCTATCAAGTGGTTCGCTGCGGGGCTTTAAGAAGCGCATCTTTGAGGTTAATGCCGAGGTCTACGAAACTCAGGCGATGACCATTAACAATAAGGAAGTTTCCTTCCGCCGGTTCGGGACTGGCATTCTTGACGATGACGTTGCCGAGTACACCGGGATCAAAACGCTGAACGGCATTCTCGGTTACAACTATAATGGGCAAATCACTATTGGCCAGACGGTGCCACTCAAGATGAACTTGCTTGGCATCGACTACAAAGTTAGCGCGGGGCAGTAATGGCAGCACTACTACCAGTGATTGGAGTCGCTCTTTCAGCCGCCAGCGCCTACGGCCAGATTCGGGCTGGTAGGGCGCAAGCGGTGGGCTTGGCGCGACAGTCAGCACTTGAAGAAGTAAAGGCTCGCGGTGAGGCATTGCAATACAGGCAGGCAGCAGTAGATAGGCTTAAATCTCTCAACGTCCAACAAGGCGCTCTAGTCGCTCGCGCGGGGGCTGGCGGGCTGGACCCGTTTAGTGGGTCGTACAAGCAGCTATCTGAAATAGCAGAGAGAGAAGCGGCTATTGATTACAGGATTTTGAAAGACAACCAAATCATCGCCAGAGAGGGCGGCTCATTACGGTCTAACCTGTTGCTTGACAGCGCCGCTCAAGCCAAAAGATCTGGCATATTTGGCGCTGCCGCAACGCTTGGACAGGCTGCCCTAACATACAGGAAAATAGGTGGCCCCCCGAAGGAAACCGCTAATGGCTAGGCGTCCTACACTTATTCCAGGTCCAAATGTGGACTATGCGTCCGCTGGGGCGGCTAGGGCACAAGCCTATAGCTCCCTTAGCAATGCGCTCGACCGCATGAGCGGCTTTGCCTTTAAGGAAGCTGCGGAAAGGGCGCAGATCGCTGGCGCTCAGTATGGCTTTGATAAACCAATTACGGTTGAGCAAATCCAAGATGCAATCTCGCAAGACAGAGATATTGACGAGATTGTAGGCGATCCGACGACTATCTTTGGCGCTGCCTCTCGCGCAACGATTGGTCAAAAGTTGCAAGCCCAGCTAGAGGGCGAGGCAAGAAGCCAGATGGCCGTAATTAACGGCGCTGTTGCAGCCGGGCAGCCTGTTGATCTTGACTCCCTCAAGACAACGATTAACGGCGTCATGGATGGTCACTCTTCTGTTTTGGCAGAGATTGACCCGCGCCTTGCATCGCAGTATCGCGCAACCATTTCAACAGTTGCGGCGTCTACATTTAAACTTGCCACTCAGGAGGTGTTTAAGGCGCGGCAACGCGAGTTAGTCAACGACTACTACACTAGCGAGTCGAGCCTAGTAAATGTATTGGGGGCTGCTTATAGCAGCGCGGGTGAGAACGATTTTAGTGCTACTGCGGCAGCGATAAAAAGAAGCCATCTGGACATTGCCTTGACTACTGGCGATAAGGACATTGCAGGCAAGGCTCAGTCAGACTTTGAGGCGGCAGATTCAACGGCGGCTACGGGCGCTCTAGTTGGATACGCCTTAAAAAGTCTTTCTAGCACCGATGAGCAGAACGGCGGCTTCGGGGAGCTTTCATGGATTTGGAAGAAACTATCAACCGCTGAACAGGAAGATGTAATACGGCGCGTCAGGACTATTAGAGACAACCGTCACACTGACGAACAGCGGCAAGAAGCAGAACAGGATGAGGCATTTAAAAACAGGGCAACTAGTGTGGCTGCAACACTAAGCGTTATGGACCCGAGTGATCCGGGACGCGATGCCCTCCTTCGGGAGTTGGAGCATTTCAACTCCCTGGGTCTATATAATCCATCCGTATATGAAGGCGCTCGCGATGGCCGCTTAACCCCCAGCAATGATAATCACGTTTATGAGGTAGAACTTGGCATTGTGGCGGGAAATATAACAACGCAATCTCAGCTAAATGCGGCCTTCAGTGGCATGAATATCAATCCTCAAGATCAGGTTCGCCTGTATGACAAACTCAGGAATGTTACGTCTGATCTCTATGTGCAGGCTTTAAATGTAGTGAAGCCAACAATCGACGCAGACGACAGCATTCCCGCGAGCGCGAAAAACCTGGCTACTGCGAATGCAGCATTGGAATTAGTGACTCTATCTCAAGAACGAGGCGTACCCCCCGCTGAACTTAGGCAAGAAGTAGCCGCTAGGGCTGAAATAAGTTCAGCGCAAAAATCCATGCGCCGCGCACTTACAATTCTATCGGAAGATGTTAAGGGCTGGAACGACCAGGGAATCGACTTTACCGCCAACGTGATTCTTTCTTTTGACAGCGTTGAGTCGCTGCTAGCAACAATCAATCAAATTAAAAGCAGTGAGTTCTACAAAAAACTGGGGGACAAGAGTTCAATTAATAGGGCGTTTTCCAGTGTTGTTGAGTCTTACAAACGGCTTGCTCCATATGGCATTAGGGATTTGGACTAATGAGTGACGCTTTTTCTCAAATGTATGAGTTAAAGGCTGAAAGCCAGATTTACGGCAATCTCTCGCCAGAAAGATTTTCGCCTGACAAGCCGCAAGAAAAAAAGATTAGCGAGCGGGCGTTGCGGTTTGACCCAAAGTTCATCAACTATGCCAAACAGATTTACGCGGTCATGCAGGGCCAGCCGTTTGACGGCACCGACGACGACGCGCATCGTTATGGGATCAACATCATTGCTGACTTTAATTATAACTTTGCCCAGCCGTTTGCTGGCGAAGTTGCTGGGGCCGAGATCAGGCCGGGGGCGGTATCGCAGGCGGCCCGGCTAATCTCCAACGGCTCAAAAGACAATGCCAAGGCTTTTCTTTACTTGATGGATCAGTACGAAAGGCTACCTGACTTCACGTTTTCTGGATCATGGCGTATGGCTCGCGGGATGTTTACCGACCCCTCGACATGGGGCGCGGCTGCAACATTTGGCGCTGGGCTTGCGGCAAGGGCTGTAGGACAAAAGGCGGTACAGTCTGGGTTGCGCGAACTGGCAAAAAGCATGGCTACCAAGAAGGCGGCTAGTGTTGCTGGGGCGACTTATACAGGTGTACCGGCGGGCGCTGTCGCGGCAGTAGAGGAGCAGGCCGGATTTGCTTTGCCGCCAGAGCAGCGCGCCGCTGAGATTGCGGCTGAAACGGCAATCGGCGCGGTAGCGGGACCACTCTTAGTGGGCGCGTCTGAATTGGCACCAAAGGCTGTTAAGGCGGTGAGGGATGTTCTCGAAATGGACGTTATGCCGCAGCAAACCATTGGGCTTGAGGGTGGGGTTGAGTAATGGCCAAGGCACCGGGCGTAGGAAAAATTGTTCGCAAGGCTCTAAAGCCAGGAATTAAAACTCGTGAAGTTAAAGTTAAGCCGAGAGAGCAGGCGCAAGAGCCGGTTGCCCCCGATGTGCCCGATCCCACGCCCCCAGCGCCGGATGAACAAGTTGTCATAACGCCGCCAGAACCCGCATCTGAGGCTGAAGTTCAGAAGACTGTCCAGCAACGGGAAGAAGAGATAGGTGCGCCGAGGCAAGTGCCGTCGCTGACGCCGTTGCAAAAACAGGCTGGGCTTGTTGAGGGCAGGATCAACACTCGATTCTTTGACGACGACGAACTTTCCGCAACGGTTCAGGCTTTTGCAGCAAACGTCGAGTCCCCAGAAAAAGTCACGATTCAGTCTTTGTACGAAAAGGCCCGGTCAATCGGAGCCTCAGAAGAAAATCTTTTTAAGATTTACTCTGGCGACATGAGCGTAACGATTGGCGACAGCCAACTGGCCACCCAACTTGCGGGTCTGATTGACCTCCACGATCAAAGCGCCATGCGAGTAGACGATTTGGTTACGCGCATTACTAACGGCAGCCTTGACGACGCCGGGATGGTCGAGCTTCAGGAGGCGGTCGCCCAACACAACGCAATCGTATCTCGATTGCAGGGTCAACAGACAGACATTGCTCGCGCCCTCAACGTGTTTAAACGCACAAACGTAGCAATGCCGGATGTGCTTCACGGAGAGATACAGGACACGCTCGGAGCGCTTGGGACGCGAGATGGTTTGACTGCATTTGCCGAGAAATGGAAGGCCGCCGCAGGAAATAGGAAGGCACAGAACAAGTTGCTTAACCGCTCTGTTGTCGGGCGCATTTATGACGCCGTTATCTATGCGGCGCAATCATCTATGCTGGACAACCCTCTTACGCACGCATACAACTTTGCTGCGACTAGCGCCATGTTGATAGACGATTTCATCGTTCGCGGAGCCTCAATCCCCGTTGGCATGACGCGGACGGGTTTGGCTAAAGTTCTTGGCCGCGAGTTCGTTGATGAGCGATCCCAGCTATCGGATATTGCTATTCGAGCCACGGCCGTAAACGCCGGTATCGTTGATGGCTTCCGCCTTCTTGGTGTTGCGTTGAAACAAGCAACAGGCGCTAAGGGCGAAGTGCTTCGCAACCCGCACACTGCTGAGTATTTGTTTGGCAGGGAAGTGTCTAAGGCTCGCGGTGACGGACTATTTAAACGAGGCGTTGGCGCGGTTATAGATGCTCTTGGCATTTATCGCAGTATTTCCTTTAAAGGCATTGCCGCTGTAGATGAGTTTGTCGGCGGCATTGGGATGCAGATGCAGTTGCATCAGGCCGCTCTAAAGGATGCTGAGTCAGCTTACATCCGCCATCTTCAAGCCAATCCTGGGGATGTGTCTGGCGCTGAAGAGGTTGCGAGGAGTACAGCCGCTAAATATCTCGACACCGTGCCTGCCGATGCAATGCAGGACGCTCAAGATTTTAGAAAAATGATAACGATGCAGGCTGACTTTGACCTAGACACTCGGGCTGGTCGCGTTGCGTGGAGAACTCAAAAGAAACTCAACTGGCCTGTTTTGAAGCCATTTGCGATGTTTTCGCGAACAATTACCCAGATCGCAAGCGAGGGCGCGGCACGCATTCCGGTCCCGCCCCTCTTTTTGCTTTCGCCCCGTTTTTACAGTGATTGGAAAAAGGGCGGGGTAAGCAGGGACATGGCAGTCGCGCGTGTCGCGCTTGGCGGTGGTGTCATGCTTGCTGGTCATCATCTTGTTGCAAACGATTTATTGACCGGAACTGGCCCAGCCGATTACGCCGAAAGAAATAATCTGCGCCAGCTTGGCTGGCAGCCAAACTCTCTCAGATTTAGCGCAGATAGATTTACACCCGGCAGCATTAAAAGGCTTAACGAATTGGTCCCCGGAAGCGTCACTGTTGGGCGAGGCCAGTTTGATGGGCAAGTCTTTGTGTCGCTGAACAGGCTTGAGCCTCTTAATATGCCGCTAATGCTTGCTTCGGCTTATGCCGATACAACAAAATACGCGCCATACGACCCCGATATGTCGTTCGCTTCAGAAATGTTTAGCGCGGGCTCGGCTGCTCTTGCTGAGTTCAGCACGAACATTCCCGTGATGACTGCTTTCTCAGACATTGTAGATATCGCTACCAGCTATGAGAGCGATATCGGGGAGCGCATTCTTGATATTTTCAATAAGGCAATGGAAACCTACGCAAATGTCGCGCTTCAAGGCACTCCAGCCGGTATTCCAAGTTCATCTCTAGGCGCAGCATTTGAAAGAATGATAGACCCGGCTGCGAGCGAAACCGCAGTTACGGAAGCCCAAGCAGAAATGCTACGCGCAATGGGGATCCGCGACCCTGCCAGAGCGCCGGGGCTTTCCGCGTTTTTCGTTACTTACAACAGATTTAGATCGCGCGTCCCCGGCCTTAGCAAAGGCGTTTTGCCAAAGCTGGACCCGCTTGACGCCACCCCAATCGGGGGCGATCCGACCATCGCCCACGGGTTTGGTATTGTATCCGGCGGCAAGCCAAGCCTTCTCAGAGAATACTTTGACCAGCTTAATTACGCTGTTGGTGAGCCGCCTGCGTATATGGTCGCCAAAGCGGGCCGCTCCATGACCGCAGAAATGGAAAACAGATTTAAACAACTATATGCTCGCGAGATTAAAATTAACGGCGTAGACATGCAGACTGCTCTCGCCAATGAAATTGAGCGGTATATAGAGGAATACGAAGGCAAAGATGGTGAAAAGCTGCCGCGTGGGACTGTCCACGCAACGCTTAATAGGATTGTTTCCGACTATAGAGGGGCCGCACGCAAGGTAATGTTTGGTGATATGGAAGCGAATAAGAGAGAAGATGGCTACATCAACGAGGCCCGCCCTGTGGGGTCGGAATACGGCTTAGTTGGTGATTATATTGAGTACCCTGAAGCAAGCCGCGATTTGGTTAAGCGATTAAATACCATAACTTCTTACGGAAAGTAGTTAGAGATGGCTGATTACAACATTAACGCAGTAACGCGCCGGGTCGTTTTCAGCGGCTCCGCTGGAACCGGGCCGTATGCCTTCACGTTTGAGGTTCTGGATCAGACCGATCTCGCCGTCTACTTCAACGCAGTCAAGCTGACGTTGACTACGGACTACACGGTTTCCGTGGCTGCCAACGGTACGGGCAGCGTAACCATTGTGACTGGCACAAACGTGCCGTCCACGCCAGTTGCCGCTGACCAGATCACGATTGTCGGTGCGCGTGACATCGAGCGTACTACGGACTTTGTGACTGCCGGTGATCTTCGCGCGGCTGCTTTAAACGAGCAGCTTGACGGCCAGATCATCATGGTTCAGCAAATCTCGGAAGAGAGCAAGCGCGCCATGCGTGCGCCGGTTTACGACCCGGCGCTTGTCGAGGATGGCGGCGTCGTGGACATGGAGTTGCCGACGAAGGCAAGTCGCGCCGGTAACTACCTCGCATTTGACACGGATGGCAACCCAACTGTCGGCGTTGAGATCGGTGTATTTCGCGGGGACTGGGCCGCGTCTACTGCCTATGCGTTGCGCGATATCGTCAAGGACACGACGAACAACAACATCTACATCGCGACCACGGCTCACACCAGTAGCGGCAGCTTGCCCATTTCTTCAAATGCCGACGTTGCGAAGTGGGCGCTGATCGTCGATGCGGCGGCGGCGGCTACTAGTGCGACCAATGCGGCGAACTCGGCCACGGCGGCGGCTACCTCTGCGTCGAATGCGGCAACGTCTGCCTCCAACGCGGCGACCAGTGAAACCAATGCCGGGACCAGCGAGACAAATGCGGCGTCAAGCGCCTCTGCGGCTTCGACTTCTGCCACCAATGCGTCCAACTCCGCATCAGCGGCGTCTACGTCGGCCAGCAACGCATCGACCAGCGAGACTAATGCGGCCAGTTCAGCGAGCGCGGCTTCGACCAGTGCGACCAACGCCGCAAGTTCGGCCTCTGCCGCATCGACCAGCGCGACGAATGCGTCTAACTCGGCGTCTGCCGCCTCCACTTCAGCGAGCAACGCTGCGACCAGCGAAACAAATGCGGCGGCAAGCGCGGCATCGGCAGAAGCGGCGGCGGCGTCTGTCTACTGGAACTTCGATACATCGACAACGATGGCCGACCCAGGCACTGGTGATGTGCGGTTTAACAACGCGACGATTGCAAGCGTCACTCAGGTTGCTGTGTCTGCTTCTTCGGCATCCACGGGCAACCCTGACGTAAGTGACTTTGTGGCCGCATGGGACGATTCGACCAGCACGACCAAAGGCTACATCGTTATCCGCGAGGCTGGAGCGCCAGGCACGACTATCGTGTTCGCGATCAGCGGGACCATCACGGACAACACGACTTGGCTCCAGTTCCCCGTCACGCATGTCTCGTCGGCTGGCACTCTGAGCGCAAGCGACGATCTGTACTTCAGCTTCTCGCGCACTGGTGACGCCGGTCTTGGTTCTGGCGACTTGCTCGCGGCCAACAATCTTAGCGATGTAGCTGACGCCGCAACGGCCAGAAGCAACCTCAGTGCAGCCGCGAGCGGCGCGAACACAGACATCACGTCGCTGGCCCTTGGCGATGGATCGAGCAGCGCGCCAGCGCTCGCCAACACCGGCGACACCAATACCGGAATCTTTTTCCCCGCCGCCGACACGGTTGGCGTTGCGGTCGGTGGGACTGAGGTCTGGCGCTTCGGCTCGAACCCGACGACCGCGAAGAACCTAATAATCAACGGCGCGATGACGGTGGCGCAACGGGGAACCTCTCAAAGCCTTGGTGCGTCGGCTGTATATACTTGCGACCGTTGGCGGTGGGATCAATCTAGCGGCACTAACGGCACGATGGAGCAAACCTCGACAGTCCCAAGCGGTTCCGGGTTTGCCAATTCCTTGCGCTTTAATCCGAGTAACGCCCAAACACCCGGGGCGGCAGAGTATAATATTGTCGGTCAACGTATTGAGGCTCAAAATCTCCAGCATCTTCTTTATGGCAATGCTGGCGCAAAGACCTTGGCGTTGCAGTTTTGGGTTCGCTCGCCAAAAACAGGCATACATACATTTGCTGTGTTTCAAAACGATAAGGCTGGTGGCCGTAACTATGTTGGGACGTACACCGTCGCATCAGCCGACACGTGGGAACTCATAACCACAACTATTCCTGGCGATACCAGTGGGCAAATTGACAACGACACGGGCAATGGCTTCGCGCTTGTTTGGAATATTGGGTCAGGGTCAAACTACGAAACAGCAACAGTAAATGCTTGGGAAACATCCGCGTCCCCAAAGTACAGCACCAGTGGCGCGGCATATGTCACTGATGATGCCGCAGATGATTTTTACATTACCGGCGTTCAACTCGAAGTCGGCTCCGTTGCCACGGACTTTGAGCATGAGGACTACGGGACGACGCTGGAAAAATGCTACCGCTATTTTCAAGCAATCTACATCGACAACAATGTTGGCTACGCAGCCGAAGCAAGTGCATCGACAAGCGCGTACACTGCGATGATTCCTTACCTTTCCTACAACTGGCGAGTAACGCCAAGCGCGAGCATTAGAACGAACCCCAACATGAGGTACAGAAGCTACCTGTCTGGCTTCATCAGCGCGACGACAAGCAGCAACGCTGGCAATGGTGCCTTCCCGTATGCGCCGGGCTTCTACATTTCGTGCAGTGGCACTCTGAGTGGCGTTACCGATGGTATGCCGGGCTTGCTAAACGCAACTGGCACCATGCTTGTCGATTTCAGCGCAGAACTTTAAGGAAAAGGTGATGTTTGAAAATCTGAAATACGCCAACGCTAACAACAGCATTATCTCAGCAACGCGAAACGGCGCTCAACTGTCTATTCCCGTCGCTCCGGGCAACGCGGACTACGACGAGATCGTAGAGCAAGGGTTGGCTATTGCGGCTTACACGCCTCCTGCGATCACGTGGGCGGACGTCCGCAGCAAACGCGACGGCCTGCTGGCAGCAACGGACTGGTGGGCAGTTTCAGATCGCGCGATGTCGGCAGAAGAAACAGCTTATCGCCAGGCTCTGCGCGATGTTCCGCAAAATTTCGCAAGCCCAGCAGACGTAGTCTGGCCGACGAAGCCTGCGTGATGTTTAAACTGGCCCTCATAGCACTGCTCGCTGTGGTGGCTGGTACAGCGCAAGCGCAACAATGCGCGCCGCGAGCCGCGCTAGAGCAGGCCGTCAAAAACTACGGAGAAATGCAGATCGGCTTTGGCGTTGACGGTCAATCGGGCAGCTATGTGACTGTGTACGCCGCGCGGTCTGGCGCATGGACGTTTCTTATGACGCCAATGGGGAACCCGCAGTTCATCTGCATAATCGGGGTCGGCACTCAGTTTCAGCATACCAGCGGCGGGATCACTGGCGTCATGGCAGACAGGTCGGTCATCAATCTGTCTTACAAGGTGAGTGGCGAGTGGCAGATTGATTACATGAACGCCGCCGCCGGGGTGTGGCAGCGGGTGTCGCGCGGCCACGGATGGGAAGTAACGCACGCGCCAGACAGCGAAACGTGATGGACGGCGCAATCGACATCCGCCTCATTGTTACCCTGGCGGGCATTCTTGTGAGCGTGGCTGGCGCATCTGCGGTCGGCAAGATGCAGATCAAGTCCATCCTGTATCAGCTTAAAGACATTGAGTCCCGAATCCGCGACATCGACAGGCGGATTGACGTGCTGGACACAAAGTCCGAGAAGCAGGACCAGCGGCTTGATGTGCTGTCCTCAATGTCGTCCCCAGAAATCTTGCGGCGCGACCATATGCAGCTTGCCTCCGCGCTGGCCGACATAGACTACTTGAAGAAAGAAACGGAGCGGCTGCACAAGATTCACAACGGCGTGCATCCGCCCGTGTCAGACGTAAGGAAAGCCACATGATCCAAGCATTGATCGGCCCGGTTGCCGGGTTGCTCGATAAGTTCATCGAAGATAAGGACGCCAAAAACAAGCTGGCGCATGAGATCGCCACGATGGCAGAGAAGCAAGCGCATGAAGTTGCGCTGGCTCAGATTGAGGTAAACAAGGTCGAGGCTGGCTCAGATAGCTTCTTCAAATCTTCATGGCGGCCATTCATCGGATGGGTATGTGGCGTTGCCTTTGCGTATCACTTCGTCATTCAGCCGTTGCTTCTTTTCTGTGTTGTGACTTGGGGCTGGACGATCCCGGCGCTGCCCGAATTTGATATGACCAGCCTGTTGACAGTGCTTGGCGGGCTTCTTGGGCTTGGGTCGCTTCGCACGTTTGAAAAATACAAAGGCGTCAACAAATGATCGTGGATCGCCTAGAGAACATCATCGCGTCTCTTCGCAGAGAAGAGGGCTTTCGCTCGCACGCATACAAAGACCACCTTGGCTATGTAACCGTGGGCATTGGGCGCTGCATCGAAGAAGGCGTCGGCGTCGGCCTATCGCTTGAGGAAGCTGAGTATCTTCTGATGAACGATGTGCGGCGGTGCATTGACGAGCTTGGCAAAGCCCTGCCATGGGCATCCTCGCTGGACAATCAGCGCAAAGAGGTGCTGGTGGAACTTGCGTTCCAGATGGGCCTGCCAAACTTGTTGAAGTTTAAACGTATGCTGGCCGCAATGAAGGACGGTGAATTTGAAAAGGCATCGGAAGAGCTACTGGACAGCAAGTACGCGGGGCAAACGCCAGAGAGAGCGGCAAGATATGCCAAGCGCATCGTGGGGTG